CATGCCGTACTCCTGTGCTGGTTGGTGTACGACCATTATAGACCCGTTTTGAGAAAGAGTGTTTTAAGTGCAACACCGTCAAGCCATTAAGCGAGTTTTACAAGCACTCACGAATGGCTGACGGCCACGTAAACAAATGCAAAGAGTGCAACAAAAATGATGTCACAGCCAATCGGAATAACAACATTGAGAGGGTACGGGCCTATGACAGGGCTCGTAACAAAGATCCAAGTCGGATCAAAGCAAACACTGAAATTACACGGGCATGGCGGGCTGAAGACACAAGAAGAAACGCAGCCCATTCAAGAGTCTCAAGAGCCATTCGCAATGGCTCCCTGGTTAGACAACCCTGTGTTAGATGCGGAGAAGGCAAGTCCCTCGCTCATCACGAAGATTACGACAAGCCTCTTGATGTCATGTGGCTTTGCCAACCGTGTCACAAGCAAAGACACAAAGAAATTTTAAAAAAGGAGTGACCATGCACGCCGCCAGCATTGAAAAGAGCGAACGCCTCGGGCGCGTTCTCGATCTGCTGTCTCAGGGTGGGGAATTCTCCACTCTGGACATCATCCGGCAGGCAAACGTCTGCGCCGTGAACAGCATCGTCGCTGAACTCAGGCAAAACGGCGTTGACATTGACTGTCAGCGAAAAGGCGACAAGTGGTTTTACAGATTGGAGAAAAAATGAAAGATTCGCACCTTAGAACACCCCGAACGCTGTCAGAAGGGCAGTGGACGCCTGGCTACCAGAGCATCAAGCCGAAAGAACCGCTGTGGGAAGCCGTAGCTGGCTACGTGCTGGCCTTGGTCATTGGGATTGGCTTGGCAGCTCTTCTTTTTGTAGGGGCATCATCATGAATGACCGCGACTTGATGCAGCAGGCGCTGTATGCGCTGACATATAAAAAATGGTGGCGTGTGGGTTTGGGAGAACCAAAAGACCCTAAATTAGAGGCCGCTATTACCTCCTTAAACGAGAGGCTGGCGCACTGTGACCGCTGCGGCAAGCTGCACGGTGGCGAGGGTGACATACACACTTGCAGCCCACGTCTTGACCAAGGCCCAGACTACGAGCGCGGGTTTGTTGATGGGATGTCAAGGAATGTTGGTATTGGCACACCCGCAGCACCTGTACAGGAGCCTGTGGCGTGGATGTTCCAACACGGGGAAACGGGGCGCATGAGTTTTGTGAGCAATGACGGAATGAACAACCCGGAATTGTTTCTAAAAATGAACCCGCGCTATGCGCTTGTCTGTGCCCTCGTCACCCCACCCGCAGCACAGCGGCAGCACGTGACAGATGGCTCTCTTTGTTGGTGCGACCCAGAAACCAGCTACACAGACCCAGAGACAGGCGCGTCTGTGGTTGTTCACAAGGGGCCGCAATGACAACACCAGAACAACTAATGACGCAAGAAGAACTCGCCTTCCGTTGGAAGATTAGCGAGGCTACCTTGGAGCGCGACAGATCACTTAAGCAGGGCTGTCGATACCTCAAGCTGGGCGGTCTGATCCGGTACCGCATTCAAGATGTGTTGGATTATGAAGAAGCCTGCACGCATGAGCCGAAAGCCAAACTCAAGGATAAGAACACATGACTGAGCAAATTGTGACTGATGCGAATGGCCGCAAGTACATTACGACTGAACCGTTGCCAGCAAAAATAATTGACTACGAAGCAGCATACTACGCGCTGCAAAAAAGAATCGACGCGCTGGAAGCAATGCTGGAACGACAGACGGCCCGCATCGTTGACTTGCAGACACACATTGAAAACTTTGATGGAGAAGACCGATGACTGACATCATTGCAATGGCGCGGGAGGCTGGGATTGCTGATGCTTTTCTTCCGACTCCGCACCCAGGAGTTGTGCAGCAACTTGAACGCTTTGCCGAGCTTGTCCGAACTGAAGATCGCAACGAACTGGCTGCATGGATGCAGGCGCAGGGCTACGCCACGGGCCACGGCGATACGACTGAAGACTTGCTTGAAGAACTTGAGCGTGAGATTGGCTTCGACAAGGCCGAGCTTTGGCTGAAGCGCATCAATGATGCTGTGCTGGCCGAAAGAGAGGCGTGCCTAAACTGCTACAGCCCAGACGACACAGCCCAAGACTGGGCGGACAAAATCAGAGCAAGGGGACAAGCATGAAGTCGAAGCACGACATCGTTCGCAAGGTGCTGCGCGACAACGCAGATGGCCTGACAGCGAAGCAAATTACCGTGCAAGTGCAAGTAGATGCTGACTCACTGAGTCGCATTCTCGATGCAATGCCCGATGCTTACATCGACCGTTGGTCAGAGCCTACGAGGGGCCAGTACAGTGCAGTCTGGTGTGTGGTCGTGCCGCCAGAGAACTGCCCTCATCCATCAAAGTGAAACACCATGAGCTGCTGCGACTACAACTGCAACCAGGGCCGCGAGTGCCCTGCAAGGGTGGCAAAGTACAGGCCGGTCATGCTGGCTGCTGAACCACTGCCGGCCGGCAAGTGGCGGGGCTACCTTAAAAGCGTTGCCTGGTGGTTCATGATGGCCATCCTTGGGCTGTTCTGGCTGACCTTCCTGGTGGCCTGTGCCGCCTTTTATGCATAAGGCCTAGTGCCAGCCTTGTCGATGATTAGCGCCTGCTTGCGGGGGCTTGTATCCACGCTGTTAGGGATGCTGATGTGCGTCCAACGATCAAACTCACGAATCACTTGGTCAAAGGCAATCCCCGCGGCGATCACGGCCTTGACCACCTCGTCTGGTGTCATGCCTGGCACTTTAAAGTCAGCAGCGCAGCCAAGGCGGTGCTGGCTGGTGTCCTTGCTGCCCACTGCGTCATTGACCAGCTTGGTGCGCAGGCCAGACGAGATCATGATGGGCTTGCCGCCCAGCACCACTTTTACTTGCTCCAGAAAGTCAGCCAGGCGCGTAAGGTTAGCCAGCTCCTGATCGTTGGGGCTGTTGTCCCAGCCGTTTCGCTCGGCGGTCTCGCTGGCTGTCAGCTCTTCAAGGCTGAAGTGTGGCGTGAGATTCATTTTGCCGCCTTAGAAAGCAGATCTGTTTTGGCTTGAGAGCCAGCAGAGCTTCCAAAATAATAGGCGATGATGCCTGTCCAGGCTGTGCCCAAGCTGCCCAGCATCATTAAGATAGCCGGGTTGTTCTCGTCGATCTTGCTAAAGAACATCAGCGTAACGATGCCAAAAAAGCCAATGGTGACAGCGCCAGCCAGGATGGGCGGCATCATAGAGCGCGTGGTGGCCTGCATTTCCCGAGCCGATTTTCTGTCCTCAACCTCCAGCTTTTCAAAGTTCAGGCCCAGCTCTTGCGCTTGCTTTTGCAGCTCAATCTCGGCAATCTTGACCTGGGCGATCTGCTCGGCAGTGAGCTTGTTGTTGGCAATCAAGTCGCCCACTTTCACTTCGTCCACGCCGATAGCCTTGGAGATAGCAGACACGGCCATGCCTGCCAGTGGCCCACCAAGCGCGGTGGCAATGGTCGGTGCGATCTGTTTAAGCCAGTCCATGATTACCCTTTTAGGTCAAAACTAAGGTTGGGGTGACGGGGATACTGAACAACGCGCTCACCCTCGGGGCACTTGTACTTGATCGTCGCCAGCAGGGTGGCCTTGCCATCAGCAATTTTCTCTTTCTGCACCATCGTCAATTGGTAGGTGAAGGTGTCAATCTCTGGCCCTGCTGGGCCGCTGAACTTGCTTGCTGTGGTGGTCGCTGCATGGATCATCCCGGCTGCGTCACGGATGCTGGGCGTGAAGCTCTCAACAGAGCAGTCGTCGCGCTTTTTGATCCGAGCCACGGTGACGTTGATCGGTTTGCCAGCCTCTGCCGTGATTTTAAAGTTTTCAGGCGACCACTCGATGATCGCCCGGTCAAACCAGCCAAACTTGTCGGCCAAGGTGTAGCTGCCGCCAAGCGCAGCAACACTAGCAGCAACTGCACCAATGGCTTTGGTGAGGTCAATCATCAAACCCCCAGCATCTTTTTCAACATCTCCGCAGCAAAGCCTGGCCCGAGCAGCGTCACGGCAATGAGCGCATACAAGATGTACTCGATGCGACTCATGCGCTTGGAGCCGTTCTCAAAGGACTTCTGGATGGCCTCATACCTCAGCGCACAGATTTCTTCATGTGTCTGAAGTCGTGCATCCGTTGCATCGACTTGAGACATTACATGCCCTCGCCCTGCACGATGTAGACGGTGGAGGCAGCAGAGGCCAGACCTGAAAAGAACGACTCACGCCCAAATCGCAGCACTTCAACAGCACCAGCCACCAGCACAATGGCCGCTGAAGGTGTACCCGCAACAGGAGCCACTGCATTAGCCGCAGCGATTGCAGCAGTTGGGCCAACGCCCAGAAACACCGTGTTGCTGCTGGAGTTAATGATGCGGTACTGGCCTGTCGCCTGGGCATCAAAGCGTGCGTCAACAAGCGCTTGAACGCCAGTAGAAGCAGAAGTTGAAGCAGGGATGACAACGGTGTTGCCAAGCGGAGCAAACGCAATTTGACTATTTTGGGCCATGTCAGACTCCTTGTGCAGCTTGTGCTGCTTGATATGCTGAAATTATTTGAGTTGTCCATGCTGTGTTGGCAATGGCAACCACTTCGGTGGGTTGACCAGTTAAGTCTTGTCCCGGTATCAAACTTGTGCGGTGATAACTTTGCGATAGCTGAACACCATCTTCAATTGTGAGTGTTGCCTCACGATAGAAAACGATGCCGTTTTCGCTTACATTGATTTGGTCAACGACCTTTTGCTTTTCAGTTGTCATGATGGTTTCCTTTTATTTGGTTCAAGAAATATAGTAGAAACCAGAAAAATATCTTGTTGCTGCTGTATCAACTAATGTAGGAGCTTGTATGTCGTTGGTTCCTTGCATGATTCTTGAATTGCTTAATGTTACATCATTTTCAATAATAAGACATGGGCCACGGCCAATTGAAGCATTATTGACTGTTGGAAATGGAAGACCACGGACAACCCAAACACCACCAGACGCGCCAGAACTAGACCCATCTGCACGACCAGAAAAATAAACAACATTCCCAATCTTTGTATACGCACCTCCATCAAGCACGCCGGGGGTGTATGTTCCGAACGTACTTGATCTGCCAATACTGGGAGTCCAAGTGCCTTCCTCATAGTCATCCAATGTGTTTGGGTTAGACGAGGGAACCTGTGTGGCTGGGAATTCAATAGAAGTCACAGACACAGCGCCAAGAAAACCATTAAATAAAGATTGAACAGTTTTTAGCATAATTTATACCCCAATATTGTTTTTGTAGGCGGCAATAACTTCAGAAGTCCAAGCAACATTACAAATGGCTTGAACATTTTGAGGCTGTGCACTTACATCATCGCCAGGGACAAATCCTTGGCGGTTTTGTGTTTTGCTTTTGACAACCTTATTAACCATGAAGGACTCTTCAGTCACGACATGGACAATTCCATTTTTGCTGATCTCGATTGAAACCACTTCAATTTTTTGTTCAATAGTCATTTGAATCTCCTTTAAGAAACGTAATAGAAACCAGATGCGTAGTAATTTGTGCCAGATACAAGTGTGTTGCAATTAACATCAATTGAATTTGGAGTGACAAATACTTGAAAGGCCAATGTTCCAGTACTATCTTGAACATTAGATGCCGTTCTTCCCCATGTATCATTGTTTGCAGATTCAAATGGCAATCCACGAATTACCCACTCACCACCGGATGCGGTTGTGTTTGTGCCACCTACACGGCAAGCCCAATACACGACATTACCAATTCTGGTAAATGTACCCCCGTCATTTGCCCCAGCAGTATATGTGCCAAATGTAGAATTCCTACCAATGGAAGGAGTCCATGTTCCTTCTCGATAAAAATCTAATGTGTTTACATCGCTAACAACTTGTGAATTGTCACTCGGGAACACAAGACCAGCAGACTTGTAAGTTTGCAGAGTTGACGATGCTGATGGGGTAGAAGATGGATGGTAAATTCCAAGAGCCGCAAACTGCAAATAGTTGTTCTGGAGTAATACAGTTTGATTCAACCAAAAACCATATTCCACGGCATCGAAGCTGTTGAGTTCGGCGAAAATCTCACCAGCTTCAGTGCGAAGTCTAAATGCAACAGAAGCAAGACCATCACCACTTCCTGTGGCGCTGCCAAGAACTTGCGAAACATGGTTATTGGTAAAAATGCAACGTGATCCGCCTCCTGTTACGTAACTACCTTCAATGCCTACGTTGATGTCTTCTGGCCCAATGCCACCTGTGATTATTACAGGGCCGCCAGTAATGCGTTTAACTGTATTCCCCGTAACCACTTGGCTGCGACTGCGCCCAGCAGCATAAATACCCCACCGAACGCAATCTGTTATTGTGTTGTTTGTGATTTGCACACGAGACTGCAAAACTGCGCTTACTGGCGTCAAAGACGAAATGCCGCTGTAACAATTTGAAATCCAGTTGCCATCAATTACGCAATCCATTTGCTCAATTTCTCCGATGGCACGGAAAGGAGTCAAATTTCTGCCTGAAATCCTGTTGTTGGCAATAACACTTTTACCGCCTTTTGCCGAAATGCAAATTTGACTTACATCAACAATTGTGTTTCCAACGCACGTTGCATCCATATCTGTTCGGCGCAAATAAATGCCCTCACCCGTCCCGCCAGTTACGGTATCGATGACGTTTCCATTTACTGTGCATCGGCGAGCATCATGCATCATGATGGCGGTGGTTTCTTGGGTTCCAGTGTTAATGATGTTCTGGAAAATATTGTCTGAGACAACAGCGTTCAAACGAGTGCCTGGCGCTGTATCAAGACCCACCATCACAGCTTGGATATTGTTTACTGAGCCAAATGCATTGCCAAGATTCTTAAAAACATTGTTCGTCACAATCGTGTTATGCATCTCACGGCTGACAAGCCATGCACCATAACTGGTGTTTTCGATGACGTTGCCATCAACAAAAATGCTTCTGTAACCGCCGCCAATTGCATTTACATCCAAATTTATTGCTCGGTTTGTGTTGCTTGTTTCGTTGTTTACAAACTTAAAATAGTCGTTCAATGCGGTTGGCACACTGGCGCAGACAGAGATGAATTCAGAAAATCTGATCCCTTCAATGTGGATATTTCCACCTGAAGCAATAAAGTTAGCAGAGCCAACTCCAGAAAATCCTGGCCCTTCAATAAGTGGCTTTCCTACGCCGTACAAAATCACATCGTTTGCGCCAGAAAAAACAGTCCATGTGGAAAGTTTGTAATCGCCTTGTGGAACCATTAAGGCTTGACCAGAAGTGAGCGCCGCTGTAAAGGCTGCTGTGTCATCCGTCACACCATCACCCACAGCTCCGAAATCTTTGACACTGACAGTCTGCTCCAATTTTTCGCAAAGAGGATAAGCCACTGCACCAGTGAATGGTGGGTTATACGTCACTCCGCAAGCATCTGGGCTAAGTCCATTGCCGTTTGGAAAGTTGTAGACCATTGAGCCTTTGCTGTCCAGCACCAGAATGCTGTAGTTCACTGCATCAACGTAGACCTGAGCTGGTGTGCCTGCGCGTGAGATGTAGCCGTTGAGCGTGCGCAGGGGCTGTGCTGCCACAATTGTCAGCGCAGCATCGTAATAGGCCACGACAGGGTTGGTCTGAGGGTTCAGATTTGCTACGCCAAGCCAGACATAACCGTTCTCCAATGGTTGCCCATCACGGTCTTGAAAGACTGGGAAAGGGACTTGTACTGAAAGAGGGGTCATTGTTGGGTCTCCTGGTCGAATTGTCGTTCAAGGCTGCGCTGGTGGCAATGCGTTAAGAGCTTCGGATTGCGTTTCGATGGTGGAAAGCAGGCGCTTTGTAATCGCCGCCTCTTCAGCCGATCCGCGCTTGGTTGTTCCTAGCTTCATCATCAAATTGCGCACTGGCGCTGATTCATAGATGCGAGCTGTTAGGCCAATACCACCAGCCGCCGCCAAAGTGCCGCCAAAGCTGCCTAGAAAGCTCTGCAAGGCGCTGCCTGCTACAAATGGCACTGTCTCCTGGCCTGTAGCGGTTGCCACCCCTGCTTCGCCTGCTCTACGGGTCAGGTTAAGCACGCGAGACAGTCCCTCAACTTGCTTCAAGTCGTCGCCACGAAAAAAGACGCCAATTTGCGGTTGTAAGCGCTTAATCTCTGTGTTGAATTTTTCAGGGCTGAACATTTTTGTTCCGTCCTGCAACTCAAACTTGGCTTTGTCAGCAGCCTGAGACAAGATAGAGGCACGAGCAGTAGCGCGGCCTGCTGGTGTTAAACCGCTATAAAGCTGGCGTACTTCGCTTGGCTTTTGACTGAACAAAAGTCGGTTCACAACCTCAGATGTTGCCTCTCCGGACTTCAGCACAGATTTTAAAGAAGCCATCTTCAACTCATTTGCCGTTTCGTTCAGTCGCTTGTTGGCAATCATGAATTTATCGACATCACGGCGCTCACCAGTTTTCTTGATGAAGTCCATCATGTCTTCACGAACAGGGCCGTAGATGGCACGCAATGCCTTCTCGCCAGCATCACGAGCTGCAATGCTCATGGGTCGTGCTGGGTCATCCATGAAAATCTTAGCCAGCTCGTCTTGACGATAGGCTTCTATCTGAAATAGGTCACGGTTTTGCACATCCGTTTTGATTTGTTGCAGACGTTGAATTGCCTCGTCTGATCCATCTGTTCGTCGCCTAGTCAAGTCTGCAATTTGGTCATCAATGGCTGTCAATGCACGCGGAACCGGAACCGTGCCTTTGTCTGCCAAACGATTGATGACTTCCTTTTTTGAAGTGGAATATTTTTGAATCTCTGCCGATCTTTTGGTCGCCAAATCCTTCATGATGTCGTCGCTTAGGTTGGCTGCATCATCTGCGCCAAAGTCACGCAACACATTACGCACGGCCTCAATCCTAGCCTGCTGTTGTTCTGCTCTTAGTGGGCCAGTGCCTGCAATCGGAATGCGCTCACCAATGCGCTGCCCTGCTTTGCCAATAAATGTTTCTGGTGGAACTACGTCAGATGTTAAAACCGGAACACCACGTTGGCTTGCTTCTTCAACAATTGGCTGAACCTTTGGTGCTGCGGTTGAAACTCGTGGTTGGGCCATTGCACGGGATGTCGCTGTGCCAGCGGTAACACCACCCACAAGACTAGCCAGAATCTCACCCCCTGGAGTACCACCAGCTTCGCGGACTGCTTGGCCTGCTGCGCCTGCTCCAGCACCACCAGCCATCTGAGCCACCGGCTGGGCTGCTAGCATTCTGCCAACTTCGCTTGTGACTGGTGCTGCTGACATCTGAGCGACACGACCAGCCGCTGCCATTGCCCCGCCACTTGAAACGCCTTGCACAGCCTGATTGACCATGCGTTCTACAGCATCACGAGGCTGAGGAAACCCTGCTGCGTTCAAGACCTGAGTGGTGGCTTGCTGTGTGGTCGGAATCTGTGCGGTGGCAGGCAACGCGATGTTGGCAAGCCTTGTCACAGGATCAATTACGATGCCGGCTAAGCCTGTAACGCCTTCAATAACGCCACGTCCTGTTAGTCCAACTTGTCGGCCAATCTCCTGCAAAGCACTTGCCTGCTGAGGTTGTTGTGCTGGAACTGCTATGGTTTCTTCCGATTTTGCAAGCTGGTAAGCCTGCGCCACGGTGTTGAATTCAGGCGTGCCTCGCTTGGCAGAGTTCTGGACAATCCAGGCTGCGTATTCGTCTGCGGTTGCCATTTATTGACCTCCGCGCAGAATTGCTTCTGCTTGAGACCGGAGGTTTGCTGACGCTGCTGCTGCTGGTTGGGCTACAGGCGCAGTCTTCGGTGATGCAGCAGGTTGAACTGGTGGGGCAGTTTGCGCATCAAAAGGTTTTGCAGCATCTAGAAATATTTGCGCCGTCGGGCTTTGTGTTGTTGCTGATTGCAATAATTTTCTACTTTGATCGTATTGCGCCTTAGCAGCACGATCAAAAATATTAAACAAAGTGTTCAATTCACCCTTTGTAAAATTAATGTCACCTGCCCGTGCCTTCACAAGCAACTTTTGCTCACCTTCAGTAATCGGGCCTTGACCTTGACCAGCAATCAAAGATCGTGCCTTAAGTGACATTTCCGCATTACCCTGAATTAACTCGCGTGTAGCGTTAATACCTTTGTCACCAATGAGACCAAACGCATTTGCGACTTGTGCAACTTGCAGCCGCCTGTCAGCAAATGGGCCTGTAATTGCTGTTCCAAGTGCTGTACGGTATCTTGCAAGTTCACCAGTTAAATCCGATGCTGCGTTCATTTGGTTGTAGAGGTCTGGCACAAGTTTGCCAAGTTCACCTGCCGCTGTCTTATCTACATTTGAAACATTTACATTTGTAACTGGTGCTGGTGGCTTTTTAAGTATTTGCAAATTCTGAAAGACAGCCTGATCTGCTGGGCTTAAATTCTTAAAATCAATTGCTTCTCGCACAGATGGCGCAAGTGTTTCAACTCTTCGTTTGTTTAAATCTGCTTGCGCCAATGGTTCGGCAAAACGAGCTTCGACCTTGGCTTTTTCAGCCTCTGCTTTTGCTCGGGCTAAATCTGCTGCGGCTTTTTCTTCTGAGGTATTTGCCTGATTTTGCGCTGCAATTGCATCAGCCACCGCTTTATCGGCCTTTGCCCGTAATTCTCGAAGTGCCACCGGCGCTTGCTCAACTGCCCTAGCCTCAACGCCAAGGCTTGCTGCTGTCAATGCCCTTTCTTTAGTTTCTTGAGCAATCCGCAAAGCCTGCTCTGCTGCAAGGCGCGACGGCGTGTCTTTTGCTTCAAGAAGTTTTCTCTCCGCTTCGGCCACCGCGGCTTCTGCGTCGGCCTGCGCTTTTTTGAGTGCGGCAGGCTGCATTTCAGCTTCCCTGCGAGCTTTTCGATAATCCTCAATCCCCTTGTACCATTCAGAGCCAAATACGCCAGCCCCAAGCGACTCCGCAAATTGCGCAGCTTTTGCTGGGTTTTCTTTTGAAATGTCCAAAATAGTTTGAAAGCCACGCTTCTGGTTTGGGTCTGTCTCAGCAGCGATGCGTTCCTCAAGCATTGTTTGAGCTGTTGTTGGGTTTGCCTCAAGAGCCAGCAGCACCTGCGATGTGAATCTTTTTGCCGAGCCGAGCCTTTCTGCGCCCATCTGCTCGCCAACCAGCTTCAGTGCATCAAACTGCTGTTTGTTTGCGCCGACCAGCAGGGGCTGCAGCTCTTCATAGGTGCGCTGCTCCGGTGGCTTGGCAAAGAATGAATTGAGGCCAGATTGGAATTGAGCCTGTTGCGCTTGAGCTGCCTGGAGTTGCTGTGTCTCCATTTCGCGTTTCTGCCTTGCAACATTGAGTTCTTCAAGACCAGCACCTAGTTGTAAGCCGCCGAGTGCTGCCTGGAATGGGCTTTGCACATCGACTGCATAATTTATGGGCTGTTGTAGTGGATTGATTGCCATGATTAATCCTTAATAGCCACCGCTTGCGACTGCATAGTCTAGTTGGGACAACCCAGTCCCTCCACCACCAAGATATTGATTGAAAGAAGAATCTAAAGGTTGCGCCCCGTATTGCGGCCCCATTAAACTGCCACCGCCACCACTGCCGCCAAAGAGATTTCCAAAGCCTTGACCAGTTCGTCCATATTGAATGCCAGCAAGTTGTGCTGGGGCGTTTAACAAGCCGCCAAAAGCCCTGGCCTGGCCCAGCTCACCGCCTGCCATTGCTGCGCCTTGCTGTCCAAGCAAGTTGGCTACGTTAGAACCAAGAGTGCCAGCTTGTGAAGCCTGATTGACTGCTGATGCTTGACCACCTCGGTAAAGAGCCTCAGACACGCCAAGGCCTGTGCCTGCAAAGCCGCCGAGCCTGCCATACTGTTTGTCAATTTCTTGCTGCAGCAACTGTGGCCGAAACTGCGCCAAGGCCGCTTGGATGTTGCCGCCTCGCAAGCCACCAGTGGCCGATGCACGCTGAAGCAAAGCCTCTTCACCCTGCTGCACGTTGGCCTGGAAACCTGGGCTTTGCTCAATGCCTGCAATGGCTTCGCGCTGTGCGGCTGGGCCAAGTAGCCCTGCTATGGCCTGCTGTCTCTGAAAGGCTTGAGCGCCTGCCTGCTGGAATGGCTGGAATTGACTTATTGCTCCAGTGCCTGCTTGTACATAAGGCTGCAGCAGTTGTTGGATGGCATCGAACTGCCTGCGCTGCTCTGCAATGCCTTCGCCTGCTGCACCTGCTTGTGCTTGTGCTGCGCTTTCGGCTGCAT